CACGAAGAAGTTGAACAACAATGGTTGTTAGATACAACAGAAAAGTTTTGTAAAGATCGTGCTGTGTATAATGCAGTATTACAAGGTATCAAAATCATAGATGGCAAAGATAAGAAACATACGACAGAAGCAATGCCTAGTATCATATCAGAAGCGCTTGGCGTTTCTTTTGATAGACATATAGGACATGATTATCTAAATCAGGCAGAGGACCGATTTGAATATTACCATAGAACTGAAGCAAGATTAAAGTTTGATCTTTCGTACTTCAATAGAATAACTAAAGGTGGTCTGCCACCTAAAACTTTAAACATTGCTCTTGCAGGTACAGGTGTTGGTAAATCTTTGTTTATGTGTCATGTTGCAAGTAGTGTTATATCGCAAGGTAAAAATGTATTGTATATAACTTTAGAGATGGCTGAAGAACGTATCGCAGAAAGAATTGACGCTAACTTATTAGATGTAACTATTGATGATCTTTATGAAATGCCAAAAGAAATATACGATAATAAAACATCTAAAATGCAAAACAAAACTAATGGTCAATTAATTATCAAAGAATATCCTACGGCGTCTGCTCATGCAGGTCATTTTAAATCTTTGTTAGATGAACTTGCCCTAAAGAAAGCATTTAAACCCGATTTAATATTCATTGATTATTTGAATATATGTACTAGTAGTAGATTTAAAGGTGGCAATATTAACTCCTACACTATGGTCAAATCTATCGCTGAAGAATTAAGAGGTCTTGCAGTACAATATAATGTTCCTATTGTATCTGCTACACAAACAACCAGAACTGGTTACCTATCAAGTGACGTAGGACTTGAAGATACTTCAGAATCATTTGGTCTTCCTGCAACTGCTGACTTTATGTTTGCTCTTATTTCAAATGATGAACTTGAAGAACTTGGTCAAATTAAAGTTAAACAATTAAAGAACAGATACAATGATCCTGCTGTCAATCGTGCATTTATAATTGGTGTAGATAGAAGTAAGATGAGATTGTATGATGTAGAACAATCTGCTCAACAGATTGTAGATAGTAACCAAGAAAGTAAGGAGAAGATTGAACAACCATCTGGACCACAAGAATCCGCTAATGTCTATGATAAGTTTTCAGATTTTAAAATATAATGAAAGATAAAATAATAGAAGAATTAAAAAAAGTTTACGATCCTGAAATGCCATCTATTGATGTATTCAATTTAGGCTTGATTTATGATATTGATATAAAAGAAGAAAATGTTACAATCACCCATACACTAACCTCTATGCTTTGCCCTATGGCAGATCAGATACAAAAAGATATTAAAGAGGCAGTAGAACGTGTAGCAGGTGAAGGTAATGTAAAAGTTATATTGACACATACTCCACCATTTAGTAGAGATATGTTAAGTGAAGAAGCTAAATTAATACTAAACATGTAAGGATAACAATGGCAACAAAAAGAAAAAGAAGACCATCCATCTATTACAAGACAGAAATGGTTAAAAGTAAAGGCGATATTATATGGCGTTGCGTTGAAATGCCTAGTAAACTTGTATTAAAAGAGTCTTTCTTTGAGGAAGATGTTAAGAAGTTAACAAAGTTTCAGAATAGTAATAAGACGTTTGGTATCTTTGGCTTCCCACCTTTCTTTGATTGTAGAAATGATGAAGAAAAAGTTACAGATAAAGGGAAAACAAACTATAATTCGCCAGCAAGAAGCAGAGGCCGTAGATAAATATATGTATGGCAGACAAGACAGCATTATTAGAATCAGCACAGGCACTATTTTGTTCAATCGCAGATTACATAGGTGTTAAAAGAACTAATCTACTTTTTGACCCTAAAAAGTATCCTGATTACACAGACTTTAGAAGTCAAATAAATGAAGCTACTTTACAAGCAGCTCATAAGAATATAGAAACACCTGGTGTATTTCTAAATGAATTAGAATTATTTTTAAAGAAAGATACTAAATGGTACATATCATCTTTACAGATTGCAAAAAAATTAATCAACGACATAACTAAAATAGATCCTGATTTTAAAATTTCAGCACAAGGGTTTCAGCAAATTTTTTACTATAGAGGTGACAAAGAAATAATGGGAACTATAGAAAAGTTATTTAAGATAGCAAACAAGTCAGGTTACAAATCACAAAATAAATTTGGTAATCTAAACAAATGGAATCCTGCAGATATATACCTTGCAACAAAGAAAGCTAAGAAGGCACTAAAAGAAGAACTAAAAGGTGCAAAAGAAAAAGTTTATGGTTTTCAAAATCTTAATATCATTACATCTGATCTAATAGATAGTGGTGATCTATTTCCTCTATCACTTAAAAAAACAACAAAAGAAGCCACACTACAAATGGTAAACTTTGATAGAAAAGCAGAGATCAAACTTATTAAAACAATTAGTATAAAGGGCGTAACAGATTGGCAACTATATAAAAAAGTTAAGTATCCTACAAAAGGTGTTACTAGAGATATGAGAATACTATTAGAGTCGGGTGGTGATATAAAATTAAGACATGACCCTAGTGCAAAAAGATTTGTTGCAGAAGCTATATTCTCAAAGGCAGAGGCAAGAGGTGGTTCAATTGGCTCTATGAAAGTATTATCAGAAATTATACACTTTGTAAATCCAGATATTGCAAAACAAATACTTGACAAGTATAAAAAAGGTGAACAAAAATACAATGACGCATTAAAGAAGATAGAATATTTAAGAAAAGATAAACCAAGATTTGATTACGAGAGAGGCGCTATAAGTGCCATATATGTTGTCAACGAAGTTATGCCTGTACTTAAAAAGTTTTTCCAAGACAATAGAAAAGACGAAGGCAATAAAGTATTAAGATTGATGTTTGAGTACATAACATCAAGGACTCCCCTATCAGGTAAATTTGTAATAGCAAAATAGTATAAATAGTCTAGTAACTAGTGATTTATTAATGGGATAGGTGTAATTTTTCGCTTGACAAGAGCGTAATTTTTTGATATAATGGGTATAGTGGGAGAAAAATGTATAGTTTTAAACAGTATTTAAATGAGGCAAAAAACACTCATTTAGAACATTTAGAAGACGAAATTATTAATAACGGATACCAGGGTGGTGTCAACGCTGTAGAGTTTCTTAAATCTATAAGAAACATGCTTGTTGGATCATCACGTAGAAAATTAAACGTATCTGTTAAATGGGATGGTGCACCAGCAGTTTTCTGTGGTATCAATCCTGAAAACGGCAGATTTTTTGTAGGATCAAAATCTGTATTCAACGTAACTCCTAAAATCAATTACACACAATCAGACATTAGAAAAAATCACGCAGGTGGTTTAGTAGATAAACTATCTGTATGTTTAAAAGAATTACCAAAACTTGGTATACGTGGTGTTGTACAAGGCGACTTGTTATTTACACCAGGAGACTTGAAGTCGGTATCTATAAGAGGTGAGGATGCTATTGCGTTTACACCTAATACTATAACTTATGCCGTACCAGAAAATACTGATCTTGCTAAAAAAATTAGAAGAGCTAAATTAGGTATCATCTTTCACACTAGTTACACAGGAAAAAAGATGGCTAATCTGAAGGCAAGCTTTGGCGTCAATGTAAATCGTTTTGCAAAGACGCCAGCAGTATTTTTTGATGACGCAAGTTATAAAGACTCATCTGGTGCTGCTACATTTACAACAACAGAAAGCGCTCAATATGATAGTATGTTGAGAATGGCAATGGGATCAATATCAAAAGGTAAAAAGGTTTTAGAATTATTAAGAAGACAAAATAGTATGTTGTCAGTAGGTATGAGATTAAAAATATTTTTCAATACACAAATAAGAGCAGGACAGACTATACAGAATGTCAGAAAATTACAATCAGAATTTAAAACATATTATGCTAAAGTATTAGATGATGAGGCGTCAAAGAAAAAAACTGCTAATGCTAAAAAGAAATATGAACAAATAAAAAACGAAGGTTTAAGATTTATTGATAACAACGAAAATGATATTTACTTTGCAATTGCTAGTTACATAACTTTACAAAAAGTAAAAAACTTTCTAGTTAATAAAATGAATCAGATTAAATCAATGGGAACGTTTCTACAAAAAGGTAATGGTTTTGTAGTAACTAATCCTGAAGGCTACGTTGCTGTAGATAGAATGGGCAACGCAGTAAAACTAGTAGATAGATTAGAGTTTAGTACTGCTAACTTTACACTTGCTAAGAACTGGATAAAAGGATGAAAAGTTTTAGAGATTTTATATTTGAGGCAATGGGTCGTAAAAGAATTATTATGTTAGGTGGACCTGGTTCAGGTAAATCAACCTATACAGAATACCTTGTTAAAGAATATGATATTGTTCACGTTTACCCAGGTGACATGTTGAGAAAAGAAGTAGAAAAAGGATCAGAAATAGGTAAGATTGCAAAAAGTATTATAGATAGAGGAGAGTTTGTTCCTAACGATATAGTATTAGAGTTAATTAAAAACAAAGTAGAGCAATCACCTAAAGGTTATGTATTAGATGGTTGGCCTAGATACATGCAACAAGTTGAAGACATGGAAAAGAACGAAATAGGTTATGATTATGCAGTATTTTTAGATGTAAGTAGAGAAGAAGTATTACGTAGATTACTTGCAAGAGGTAGAGCAGACGATACGGAAGAGATTATAAGCAACAGAATAGAACTATACAAAAGAGAAACAGGTCCTGTTGTAGAATACTTTAGAAAAAAAGATAACTTTATTAACATAAGTGCTGAGGGTGGTACACCTGAAGACACAGCAAAAGAAATTATAAGAAAGATAGAAGATGGCGGTCAATAGTTTTATACAACATTTATCTGAAGGCATTTATGACCCAGGTATATTTAAAGCGTTCTTTTTAGCAGGTGGTCCTGGTTCTGGTAAAACGTTTGTAACTCAATCAGCATTTTCAGGTACAGGTTTAAAAGTTGTAAATTCAGATACTACATTTGAAAGAAACTTAAAGAAAGCAAATCTATCTTTAAATATGCCAGACGAAGAACAATACTTTAGAAACCTAATTAGAAGCCGTGCAAAACAAACTGCTATCTCCCAATTAGATAAATATGTAGAAGGCAGACTTGGTTTAGTAATTGACAGTACAGGTAGAGATTATGATGTTATTAGTAGAAACCATAACATGTTACAACAAATGGGTTATGATAGTTATATGATATTTGTTAATACAAGTTTAGAAGTCGCAATAGCAAGAAACGCTAGACGTGAAAGAACTATCCCACAGTATATTACAAAGACTAGTTGGGAAGGTGTACAAAATAATATTGGTAAGTTTCAAAGACTATTTGGTATGAGTAAGTTTCTTATTGTAGATAATAATAAATCTGATTTAGAGTTAGTCACTCTTACAATGAACAGAATTGGCAAACTAGTACGAAGATATATTACATCACCAGTACAAAATTATAAGGCCAAACAATGGATGAAAAAAGAATTAGAGGCTCGTAAAAGATGAAGTTTAAAGATTTTACAGACATAGAAAATTTAAGACACGCAAAGGTAGAAGAAAAACCTATTAAGAATTACACAGGTAACATAGACGAATTGTCTTGTTCTAAACCTAGCACTAATACATCTA